CCAATACGGGCTCACTTAGTTTTAAGACTCGGTAATAATAAAATGATTCGTCCAATATCTCGAACAAACATTCTACAATATGAAAATCAGAAAAATCAAATCTTGCAGAGGCAAGAAAGGCTGCCAGCTAACCAAGTCGTGGGAGTTGATGCAGACTAAATTAAAAATCGCAGCATGAAAAAACTAACTGACGAACAGATAACCGAAAAGGTTATGGCTGCTGTCAACGAATACAAGAAGGCGGCAATGTCTTCTAAGGCGGACATCTATAAGCAAGACGGTAAATTAAATTGCACCGTATTCGGAGACGTGCATGAGGTTTCTGTTTCAATGTATGAGAGGATTCGCGTCCATTCCGAACATGGTGTATTTCCGGAACTCTTGTTCCTTAATAAGAGTCCCAGAATTCAAGCGGACGAATTTGATTACTTAAAAGATAATTTTAAAGGCGTTACGCTGCCGATTTTTATAGACTTTCTTAACACCCTTAAAAGGTGTTTTTATGAGGACAGCATGGAGTTCCAGAAAGAAGACGACACGCTTGTTAAGAATAAGCAAACCCTAAAAGACTATCTTGATATGCTTCCGAAATATGGAAACTTTTCTACGTATATCAAAGACCTTTTTCCTAAGTTTAAGACCATCGATGCGATGGGGTTGGTTGTTATTCGACCACGAGATGTTCAATTTGATACAGCAGAAGACGGCATCACAAGAACAATCGCTAACACAGAAATGTTTGAGCCTTTGCCTTATAACATCTTGTCGAAAAATATTATCGCGTTCGAGGAAGACGAGTGGTACTTGGTTTTAAGCGAAGAAAAATCCGAGGTAAGATACAAGACGAAGTTAGAAAACAAGGGAATGATTTTTGAATATTACGACAAAGAAACAATAAAGAGAGTCGTTCAATTTGGAAACTTTGTCGACTATACTTTTAACCTCGAAGAATTCCTGCCACATAACCTGGGTTATGTTCCTGCTCGTCGCTGCAAAGGCATTCCGTGCATATACGGAGATAATTTAGTGTGGCAATCGCCTTACTTGTACGCTGTCGACATTCTTGACCTTGTGCTGCTTAATGCAACAAACCTGATGTTGAGTATTTATAATTGTGCCTACCCAATAAAAATAATGTATGGAGATTTGTGTGAGGCGCCTTATACAGATGCGAACAGTACGTCTACGATTTGCCAAAATGGACAGGTGTTTGATACTGTAAAACAAGCGAACATCCAATGTCCGTCTTGCCACGGGTCGGGAATGAAAACACGATTGTCGCCTACAGGCCTTTTATTATTAAAACCAAGGTCTTCAATGTCGCCCAATGATGCAGGATTTGAAAACGCCAAGCCCGTAGAATATGTTTCTCCAGACCCTTCAATTATGGACTGGCTAAATAAAAAAATACATGAGGACGAGCTTCGCGCCAAAAGAGTCCTTCACTTGCACACATCATCTTCAGAGGTGCAGGGAAAAGAAAATCTGTTAGCCACGGATATGATGCTGGACAATAAGGCGATGTATGCTTTTATCCGGCCGCAATCAGACCAGATTCACGACATGACATTTTTTTGTGTTGACACGATAGGTAAGATGCGTTATGGCACAAAATTTGTCCAGCCAAAATACAAGAAGCCTGTATCGTTTGACTTAATGACGGAGAGCGAATATTTAATTAGAATATCCGAAGCAACAAAAGCAGGCGCGCCAAACTTTATCATCTACGCAATGATGGTACAGTATTTAAAATCTTTTTATTCCACAGACACTCAATCCGCTAAGGTTACAGAACTTATAATTGTCGTAGACAGGTTGTTGACACACACGCCAGAGGATATTATCGTGAAAAAGAATCGTAACCTTGTCGCAGATTGGGAAATTTATTTACATGACAGTCCTGTTACTTTGACAAATATGATTATCAAAGAACTTGGCGGCATTGAAAAGTTCTTATCAACGCCCATATCTGAACTGGCAGAGAAAATGATGCAGCTCGCTAAATCACAAATGGAATTAATTACGGCAGAGATACCTGTCGAAGTTGAAGCCGAACCGTTTATCAGCGGTAATTAATGAAGGACACTCTTAAGAAGATACTGGAAGAAAAAGCAGCTCGGATAGAATCCGTGCCTGATAAGTTTTTAACCCAAGTTGACAAGGCTCAACTTCAAGCGTACAACAACATTCTTGAATTGCTCGCGGAATTAAATGTCGAGGGCGGCAGGCTTGTTAAATCAAAGAAGAATTTCCGTATCGCGGACGACATCAACGCAGAGCTCAAGAAAGTTCTCAAGTCCACAGACTATTATGATGCCGTAAAAAGTTTCGTAAAAGACATTGGTGTTCAAGATAGTCTTACATTTGATTATTTCTCTAAAGCGTTTCCTAAGGTCAAGAAGATAGAAACCGAAATAGCAAAAGAGATTAAGAAACGAAGCCAAGCGGAGGCGATACAAGTGCTGCAAGGTATAAGCCTTGATAAAGCGTACATAGAGCCCCTTAAAACAGTTATCTCTGAGGCAGTGTACACGAACGCTGATTTTAAGGCCACATTGCGTACGATAAGAGAATTAGCTGTCGGGAGCAAGACCAAAGAAGGCAAGCTAAATCAATACGCGACCCAAGTAGCTTACGACACCTTTGCGGTAAGCGACCGCAGCTATACACAGGCGATATCACAAGACATTAATGCTGAATGGTTTTTTTACTCGGGCGACACCTTGCCTACCTCTCGTGAATTTTGCATATCGAGGTCTAACGAATATTTTAGTAAACAAGAGGTGCAAGCGTGGGCGGAATTAAAATGGGGCGGCAAGCACGTCAACACCAATAAAGATACCATTTTTAAATACGCTGGCGGTTATCGGTGTGGTCATTCCATAATGCCTGTATCCGTATTTGATGTGCCAAAAGATGTATTATTTCGCAACATCAAAAAAGGTTACTTTAAACCTTCAAAAGATTTACGTAAAGAATTGGATATCTAAAAATTAAATATAAATTTGCAGCAAATGTCAAAAACCAATCTTCTAATCCGGTGCGTCAGTAAACTTAAAAAAGTTAAACACCTGGTGCCTAAAATTGCATTTAACGAAATCCGTATGAAACAAATCGGGTTCGTGATTTCAGACCCGATGGCGGACGAAAAATACTTAGCATATTTTCGCAAGCCTCGACCTGACAAGCCAACCAAAGTAATTAAGCCCGCAGCAACTAATGAGCAGGCGCCTCCAGACCTTGCGTCTATGCTCGCAGGTACCACACACCCTGGCGCCGAAACAATTCCTATCCCACCCGAACAATCTTAATCTAAATAAAAAATGTCAAAAGAAATCTTAACCTTCTTAGGCTTCAAGGAAGATGTTACCCTTGATGACTTCAAAAAAGAATTTGAAACAAAATTCGTCAATCGTAAAACGGCCGAAAAAGACTCGGAGTTAATTTCTAAAATCACTGGTTCGAGAATTGGCAGCCTTGAAACCAAAGTCAAAGCCATCGCTAAAAAACACGGCGTGGAATTAAAGGCAGAGCACCTTACTGACAAACAAGTTGAAGACATCTTGGAAACGAGTTTTGATTTGTTGGTTGAAAGCGGCAACAAGGCTATTGACGAAGCGAAAACCCAAGGCGCTGCTGGCACGGACGTAAATGTTAAACGACTGGAAAAAGAACTCGAAAAGGCAAACGAGAGAATCAAAGAAGAAAAAGAGGGTCGCAAAACTGCAATAACCGAACACGAGAAATATAAGCAGGAAGTAATTGTTCAGGCTCGCAGCGGTAAGATTTCAGACCATAAAAAAGCCAAACTGGGCGAGTATAAATTTAAACAAGGTATTTCAGAGATTGAAAAACTTGGCTTCAATGCTATACTCGAAGAAAAGTTCGAAGTTGATTTGGATGAAAAGTCCGGCGACTTTATTGTGTTGGACAAGAAAACAAAAAAACAAATGCCTTCCGCCAAAATAGCAGGTGAGTTAAAAAGCCTGGATGAAGTAATTGACGAGCTCGCGGTATCGCAGGGCATAAACCTTAAAAACGAATTTAACGGCAAGCCAGCCTTCAGTACGCAGGTTAAACCAACAGTCGCAGGTCAACCAGCACAGGTAAATGGCGCACCCGTACAATCAGCAAGGGAGTTGCATCCTTTAGCTGGAAAATAATAGCGACAAGCAAGTGCCTTTTCGGATGGCATTGAAACCGATTGTGTCCTTTAGGGCTCGGACAATAAACAAGAGTCTAATCTTAGTAAACAATACCAATGTCACGTTCACTTGTATTATGTCCGTGTCCTAATATTCAGGACTCGTTGAACAACAATTTCCTGACGTGCAATTCCGGTATGCTTCGTGAAGATATGCCAATATTGGACTGGCTAACCAGCCCAATAAATTCTGGCGCACTCCGCACAAAAGTAAACCCCGGAAAAGGCAAAGTAAGGACAGTAACACTGACTCATTGGCAGCGTTTGACCAAAGACCAAATTCAAGAGAATCGAACCAATCCTTCCTGTACGGCTGAAACCGTTCGCGGAAACTTTTGCACAGATTACACTATTGACACCGAAGAAAACGTAGCTGTCGAGGAATTCATCACCCTCGATGACTGGAAAGACGTTTGCGAAAACAACGGTGAAATGTACGTCAACCTCATTCAAAGAATGATTGACGGATTAATGTGGAAGCTGTGGGAAAAGACCGCAGAGCAAGTTGCCGCGCTGGTAGGCGCCTGGGGAGCTTCTGTTGATAATGTTGTTGGCGGAAACTTGGAGGTGCCAACCTTAAAAACGGGTACAACTGATGAGATATTTCCATTCACCATGGAGGATATCGATTTAGCAATCCGTCAATCAGGATATTGCGCCAACCAAGCCTTCTTCAGCGGCACATTGCTCTATAAATACTTCCGCAGAATTTTAGCAGGATGTTGCGCCAACCAAGGCGTCAACCTTGCTGACATAATGCGTTTGTATGGCAGGGCGATTGCTTATGACAGGGAAATGGCGACAGCGTTAGGCGGTAATGAATTTGCAATCGCAACACAACCTTCTGCTCTTGTGCTTTTACAGTACTCGAAAAACGAAGCGTGGGACGATGCGGAAATGCAAGACCTGATTAAAATCGGTTCAGACTATCACCCACGGGCGATACGTGACCCGAAAACAGGAATCATCATCGACTTCAACACCAAGGTCAGCTGCGGTAAAATTTACCTTGAAATGTTTGCAACTACTAAAGTGGTAGGTATGCCAGACAATTTGTACGACACGGTCGATGAATTTAATGGTGTAAACTTTGTAAACTCAATCAAGGTAGTAAACACCTAAGCCAATGAAGTGTTCCTATTTATACGAAATTCCGGACGAAGCCTCAACAGGCTTTGTTCCGGAATTTGTATCTATTGTAATTGATGGAGCAACGGTAACGATACCTGCTCCAATTCCTTTTAACGAAACCCAAAACATTAAAAAGTCTTTCATCCAGCATATTTTAAAATCAGGAGAAAGCATCAGTTTATCACGAGACACCACAAATCAAATTTATAAATTATATGTCAATTGTACGTCACGGACTTTTGGTGATTTAAACATAACGATAGACGGAGCGCCGCAAGCTATCTCGGTTGGTGATTGCGACCCCGCAACCTGCCAAGACGATTGCTTTAGCACGTTGGTAGGAATTAAAGACCTTTGCAGCAACGAAGATTTTTCTTTATACCTTGATGATGTTGGCATATCAAAAACCTTTGTCGATAAAATCATCAACTCGGAATACAAAAACGGATTTGACTTTTATCAAGCCAAATACGGACTCGCTATCGAGAAGCTAAAGAAGAAGCTCGCCATTTATTTAGCATCCGTGATGAAGAATAAAAGCGTTCTTGAAAACCTAAGGCTCGGACACCTAAAAGATAACCGAGTTGTAATAACAGGCTCAGAATTTAAGGGCATCGAAATCGAGCTAAATAACATTAGCTCATACCTAAGTTTTGAGCTCACGGAACTTTCTATTGCGCTTACAACCTCAGAAATCGTTGATATACTTGTTTACAACGTCACGACAGGACAATTACTCGACGTGATAACAATTACATCAGACGCCAACAATATATCCGTCTTAGAGCTTCGCAATGCGTATAAATCAAATAAAAAAGACTTACATATCGCACTCATTTACGATTCAACAGGTATTGACAGCTTAAAGACGGAATTGTCTAAGACAGGCTGCGGCACTTGCTCTAAGGGATATTTTTACAACCAAATCATATCTGCCAACGGTGTTAAGATAAATGCAGGAGATGATATTTTAGACACTAACCTAAGGCGCCAAAGCGAAACGGGCGGGCTTGGGATTGTGTTCAATGTTACTTGCGATTATGAAGCGTGGCTCTGTTCTATTGCCAGCTCAATAGGATTATCCTTGCTATATCTAACCGCTGAAGAGATTTACAATTATGCGTTATTAAATTCAAAGCGTATTAATGACGAAGCGTTTTTCTCTGAAGACGAATTAAAGCAGCTTGTTGCTAATTCGCATTCAGAATTTGAAACGTCCTTACAAACCGTTCTACAAAACATGAACCTGCCTACGGACAAATATTGCTTCCGTTGCGAGTCGCCTATCAAATCATTTGCCCACGTTTCGCCATGAGCACCGTAGATGAGTACATACAAAAGCTGGACAAAATTGCAGACCAAGCTGTAATATCTGCCGCGCTAACGAAAGCCGTGTCAAGCATTCATGCCAGGATATCGAAACGTATTTTTACGGACGGCAAAAAAACGGACGGCAGCAACATTGGGCAATACGACACGAAGAATGAAATTTACGTTAATCCTAAAACAGCGGTAAGATTAAAGGGCGTCAATCCACCTCAAGGCAAACATGGCGACCAGGCATTCGGCAACGGCAAGCCGCACAAAACAAGATACTTTCCTAACTACAAAGAATTCCGCCAAGCAGTTGACCGGAGAACAGACAAAGTAAATCTAAATCTTACGGGCGATTTAAAAAGCGACTTTGATTCGGGATTAATTAAAGTATCTGATTTGGAATACCACATCGTTTTGAAGCGCGATATAAATTCAGACAAAGCACACGGAAATGAAGACCACTTTGGCGGATTAATATTTAAGATGTCTAAAGCCGAAAAAGATTCTGTAAATAAAATATTTGGTCAAGAATTAAAAGTGTTGTTTAATAAATGAAAAATTCAATACAATACCTGGCGGAAAGATTAATCGATTACGGATTATTCGAAGAGGTTCACGACCTTGCGGAGATAGTCGTCAATAAAGATAAGTCCTATCCTGCGGTGTATAAAGGCAAAGGCGAGTATCAAAGAATCAACGGCAAGGACGCTTCACTTGGAATTGCTTACATACGTTTGAATGGAGATATTACGGATACGGAATCCGAAGAACAGTTTACATCTTGCCAGCAAATCGTTAAACGAAATCTTCCTTTAAAACTTGTCGCCATTGTGCCACGTGCGAAAATTGATTGTGATGATAATTACTCAGAGCTTCTTGTCTTGTCTGATTTAAAACGTATTATACAAGGGCTCAAAAAATCAGACCACCAGGCAATAAGAGTTGAGCTCGATTCGGTATCAAGCAGCACTAACGGTTCTGACATAATGAAAGAAGAATCAGACCTTCTTAAAGACGTGGCGCCGAGTTATATTTACGTATCAATAAAATTTAATTTAATAATTCACCAGGACGTTATTTGTTTGCCGGAATTATGTTACTATTAAAAAGGTTTTTATTTACCGACGAGACCACCATAGGCGCTTTAACCTATCAGGGTGTTGGTATCTGTTGGACGCTGGAAGACAAAGACCGCGGGCTCAACCAATTAATGCCTGCCGAGACGATTAAGCAAATAAAAGTCTTTGGTAAAACCGCAATACCGATTGGCAAATATAAATTCGAGTTTTACAATTCACCTAAGCATGGAGAGGTGTATTTATTAAAGAACGTACCAGGATTCGAATACATCGAAATTCATCCTGCTAATACCGACGAACAGCTATTAGGGTGCATTGCTCCTGGAAGCAAATATTATGAAGACAAAAAAGGCAGCTATGCGGTATCCGAAAGTCGAATCGCTCGCGACAAATTGTATAAGCTAATTCAAGACAATAAAATCGACACAATTTTAATCTACAAAGATGGCCAGCAGACAAATAATGCCGCCCAAGCAAGTTAGGAGCACAGCCCGCGGTTGCTGCGGAGGCTCAGCACAATCCATAGACGATTTGTCTTCTGGCGGAACCCCTCCAGCCCATTGCACTCCCGTTTGTACTTATACGGTGACAATATTTCTTTTCGCTTCGGGAACTATTGATGCGATTTCAAGATGTGGCGACACTGAATTATTGGCTATGGGTGGCTTTTTATTGGAGGATTTGGTTGTTGACAGCACTCCATTAAAGAATCGGTTAATCGGCATTATAGGCTGTAATAGCGATATTGTCGTTGTTGTAACACAGCAGCCTGTAAGTTTTTTCTTCGACATCTCAATTACGGTTGCCTGTCAGGACAGATGTTGCCTTGATGAAATTACGGGCGCTGATGGTGAGGGTGGATTCTACAGTACAAATTTCGTTGAATTAGATTGTCAACCATTTTAAAACCATATTATGGAGCCTACACCAAAAGAATTGCACGATGAATTAATTAATATTGGAAATAACGAACCAGTATTAGAAGCCTATTTATTATCATACCCGGCAGCGCAAAAATTGATTCAGCTGAAGGTTGTTGAGATTAAGGACGGCAAATATTGTTTAAATGATTTGGGTAAAAAGGCATTTACATTCAGGCAAAAAATAAAGACAAAATGAAAAATAAAAAAGAAAAAATTTATTCCGACTTCAGCAATAAAGAGCATTGCAAAATTTTATTTAGCGTGAGGTGGAAAACCGTTTATGATTCAGTAAAAGCAGTAAACAAAATGAAAAAACTTTTATTGGCTACCATTCTATTATTCATTATATCCTGCGAAAACCGACAGAGTGATTCGACAGAAAGCAGAGAATCATCTGCCCCAGCAGCAGTCACAACAAATTACAAACGATATACTCCAAATCAATTTTACAACGGTGACTGGGGTAATGCTGTTCAGAAATGTATTGATTCAGCTTGTATAAATGGTTATCCGATTTATGCGACAGGGGTGTATAACTGCGGAACTAAAATATTAAAGTTTCCAAAATTCTTCAATGAGATTACTTGGAATAATGACCGTGCGCTTATAATCTGTGGTGGAATTACAAGGGATAGACCCACAACGTTAGCCGAATCACAGCAGCAGCAAAATACCAAGATGCAGATTTATGATTTAAAAATTCAGGGCAATGGAACGGGAATAGGATTTGAACCAGGCGCAAACAGTAATTCAATATTCTCAAACTTTCAGGTGAGCAATTTTACGACTGCGGGATATTTTCGAACAACACAGAATGGAGATATTCGGAATTGGTCAATTAATGATTGTGTGAATGGAATCATGGTTGATGCAGAAACGAATAATGGATTAAACCCCTCACAGACGCAGAGCAACGATACTAAACGGTGGTTTACCCGTATGCACGTATCGAACGGATTCAATATGAATATTTGCTTTGGCACATATCATTCTTTCGGTTGCGACATTTACTATCCAGAAACAGAGGGTAATGCTAAGGTGTTCCGTGTATTTGATACCGATAATTTTGGAAACAATACCGTAAAGATGCAGGTGGTGGTTCAACCTCATTTCGAGTTCACGCAGGGATTTACGACAGGGGGGGCGATGGCAAGAGTTAAATTGAGCAGTGGTGTATTTAAAATGATTGCGCCTAATCACGATGTGGGAGCATTAGCGAATATGATTTTAGTTGACGCTTCGGAATCGGGCGGAGCAACTGAAATTATTTTAGAAGATGTTAATAAGTGGGAGCATACGGGAATAATCTTTAAAGGAAATCAATGTCGGTGGAGATTAGACAGGGGGCTTTCGATAATCAGTTACTCGGCAAATAATAATCCGACAGTTGAAACAAATATTAAAGCGTTATTTGCAGCGCCAGTTCCGAAACACAATTTAGAAAATTATAATCAGAATCCAAAGGTTTGGGGGTATAATACTTTCGACTGGACTATGTTTTAAATATGAACATTGATTCAATAAAATTAAGTATTAGAACAGTTGTCGAAATTGTTATTTTCGCATTGACATTTGCGGGAATGTATTACGCTTTCAAAGATGAAATTAAAGACGCAAACCTTAAAGCTGACAATGCTGAAAAAAATATTCTTGAACTTCGGGAAGAACTTAAAAAATATAAAGGGCTTGATTTGTTCGAATACAAACTTAATACCATCGAAATAAATGTTAAAGAAATTGGCACTCAGGTTAGCGATATTATTCTCTTATTTGAGCGCAACCGCACAAGAGAAGAAAACCGCAGACGTTAAAAAGGATTCTGTAATTGTTGAAAAGATTTATCAGCAAACAAAAAAGTCAGAAACCATTAATGATACCTTGCGTTCCGTTGGAGTGAAATTAGATTACCTCAAAAAAGAACTTGAAAAACAAAATCCAAAGTGAGCGAAACCACAAAAGCAAAGGTTCAGGAAATATTACGGAGCTACAATTCAATATTATTAACCGCGCTCGGATTTTTCCTTGTCACCACCTATAATACTTCAGAAAAGAAATTCGATAAGCTGGATGATGTAATTATTAAGCAGGCGGTAGTTGAAGTTGTTCAGGCAATGCAGGCCACCCGAACCAATGCCGTTGAATTTGATATACGTGATATCAGAACGAAGATTGAAGAATTAAGATTAAGACAAAATGATAAACCTTAAATCATTTATGAAAGACAAATCATTACGAGCTAAATTCGAAAAAGACCAAAAAAAAGTCGACATCGGAGTTTCGGTAACCGTATTAAGTTTATTTATAGGAGTAGTCTTATTTCTAAATACAGGTGCCTTGAAATGGCTCTTTATTACCGTACTGCCATTTGCTTATACTTTATGGCGAATCTATGTACGTGATTATAACCAGCAGCAAATAAATGAGGGCAACACAAGAAATCTAAAATAAATCTTTTTATCTTTGCAGCATTATAATTCTAACAATCTAAAAAAAATCAAAATGGTACCAGAAGAAATTAACAAGGACTTGCAGGAGATTATTGACGTAACCTCTAACATCGTAAAAACATTAATCGACAGGCTAAAGGATGGCTGGCAAGCATTGCCCGACCTTATGGCAATGTTTCCTCCGCTAATGGGAATCCAAATGGCGGTAGAGGGCAATGCAAATGCCTGGGCATGGTTGTTTCCGCTTACTGACGAAAAAGTGGACATTGTTGTGGATGCTGTAATGGCAAAACTCGGAGAAACAAGCCCGCTCCTTCGTTCGTTCGTTAAACACGTTCTTTTGATAATCGCACACGGTTACATGGCTGTGGCTGAAGCCAAAGAATTGTTCGCTCCAAAAACCGAAAACCCTTCGTAAAATGAGCACTCCAAAAAAACGCTGGTGGAAATCGAAAGTGTTTTGGTTTAATGCCATTACAACTGTAATAAGCCTTGCAGAAGTAGCGACGCCAATGAACATTGTTTCCGCCCCTGTAATGCTTGGAATATCTGTCGCAGGCAACACAATCCTTCGTTTATTCTTTACCTCGACAGAGCTTACGGTTAAGAAGCCTCTTACAGAGTCAAAAAATTAAGGCGCTCTTTGTGTTTTGTGGGTAGTTTCTTTTCAATTGCCGGTATGCTTAGATGCCGGCAATTACTTTTTATAATCTAACGGCACCGCATATACTTTTTTGGTGTAATAAAAAATAAAGTCTTTGGTAATTAAATAGTTAAACTAATTTTAGTATATTATTTTAGGATATTGTTTTTATTGTATTTAATATTGCGGCAAATAAAAAACACAAATCAAAATGCACCCACTAATTAAAAAACCATCAGACAAAATTGAAACAAATTTTGTCAAGGCGCTGTATTATGGCGCTCCAGGCATTGGCAAATCCACGTATGGATTTACGGCTCCTGCCCCTGTATTATTTGACTTCGATGACGGAGTAAAAAGAGTTCAACCTAACGACAGGCGCGAGTACGTGCCAATCACTTGTTGGGAAGATGTCGAGTCTGTAATTGACAGCGGACTGCCAGAATTTGAGTCGATTATTATAGACACGGCAGGCAAGTGTTTACAGTACATGGCTCAAGACATTATCAAGAAAGCTCCGCCAAAAGCAAAGTTATCTTGGCAGGGAAATTTAACCCAACAAGGTTACGGTCAATTAAAGACCAGGTTTCAGCAATTCCTTTTAAAAGTAAACCAACACAAGAAGCATATTATTTTTCTTGCACACGACAAAGAAGTAGCGGACGGTGATGTGAGTTTTGTTCGTCCAGATATAGTTGGAGCGTCCTTGGGCATACTGCTAACCGAGATGGATATAGTTGGCTACATCTCAATGTCGGAAGGCAAGCGAGTTATTTCGCACGACCCAAGCGAGAAGTATTATGGCAAGAATAGTTGCCAGTTAGAGCCGATGATTGAAACAGGATTGCTTCCAATCGCTAAAATGATTGACCGCTACAAGGCAAACCAAGATAAAATACACGAAATAGGCTTAAAATACAAACAGACGCTCGCTGACGCACAATCACGCCTTAATAGCTGCAATACATTAGACGAGTTTAACGCTGCTTTAAAAGAGCTCGCAGAGGGTTCGCATATATGGGATTCAAAGTTGGTTGTCCGAAATTATGCAAAACAAAGGCTCACAGACCTTGGCTACGAATACCGTAACGGGCAATACTACAAAGTTGAGAAAGTAGAACAAGCTGCAATTCCAATGCCATGAAGATAGATTACAAAATCTATCCTTCCTTGCTTAATAACTTTTCAAACTACATGGCAGGAAGGTATCAAACAAAGGAAGATATTTTGCGCTCGTTAAACCGCATCAAATCTCCGCCCAGCATTTACATGGAAAAGGGTTCTGCTCTTGAGCATTGCGTCATGGAGCGAGTCGCTACATATAAAGGGCATACATTTAAAGAGCCTTTAATCACGGAGCTCGCTGACGCTTTATTGCCCAACGGCACGTGGCAGGTAAAATTAGAAGCGGAATTTCCGCTTGGAGATAAGAACATACTGCTATACGGCTTCGCTGATTACATTGCTCAGAACACTTGCTATGACATTAAGGGAACGAACAGGTATAGCGGAGTGAAATTCGCCGACAGCTACCAGCACCATGTTTATCTTTATTGCGCTAACAGGATGGGAATATCGGTTACCGAGATGCAATATGTCATCACAAATTATGCCACTACATTTAAAGAGGTGTACGATTACGACCACGAACAAACTGTAGAAAATTTAAAGCACATTTGCAGCGAGTTAATAAGGTTCGCTGAACAAAATCGAAAGCAAATATTTGACCCAAAATTCTTTGCCAATGATACGCCTAAGCCCGAAAGGCAAAGTTAGATTAACATATACCGTACCGTTAGGCTCCATGACGATTAACCGTGACGAGTTTATACGTGACAGGAACAATCTAAATGAAAACGATTTGTATGATGTTACCCTGCAAAAGCACGAGAAAAAAAGGTCAAATAAGCTCAA